GTCGTAGCCGGGCTGGGGGATTCTTGTGGTGAGAGGCCCCAGCTCGGCACCCTTTCAAGCCGCCTGCAGGTCCACCGGCAGCAAAAAAACATCTGGCCGCAGGTCTTCACGCCGCACCCCGGTCAATTTCTCGACACGAAGCACCAGCTCAGCGGGCAGTTCGCCCTTTCTAAACCAGTAGGAAACCAGCTGCTGCGATACCGGCCGCTCGTCAGTTGAAACCAGTACCGCGAAAGCGGTTTGACCACCGGCTAGGTCGATAGCCTTCGCAAGGGCCAATCGCATGGATTCGGAAATACTCATAACAACCTCGGGACGGAAGGTACCGAGGCAAATTACAACAATATTTGTATTGCCTCAACGCTTTTTAGCGTTTGATAAAATACAAAAGCCTTTGTAGCCTCGCGAAATGACAGAATCTATCCCCGTACCAAGCCGCTTAGCCGCCCTGTTTAAGGCGCGCCGTGAAGAACTGGACCTCACCCAAGAGGACATAGCCAGTCGCGTGACCACCCTGCTAGGCCCAGAGAAGAGGCTGACACAGCAGGTATATGCAGCGTTCGAAAAGGGAAGATCGCAAAACACCAGATATGCACCGGCGATAGCGAAAGCTTTAGATTTACCTATCGAGATACTTGACGAAGAGTGGGACTACTCACCCAACGACCAAGCGAAAAAAGCTGACCTTGCAACTGCAAAATTCATTGATGAGCCAATAGTGCTATGGGGCGACGAACCTCCACTTGGAGACGAAGTAGAGGTACCCATGCTCAAGGAAATAGCACTGTCCAACAAATCCGGACAAATGTCGGTAGTAGAGCAAGGCAAGGTAAAGCTGGGCTTTAGCAAAAGCACCTTGCTCTCCATGGGCATCGATGTGGCGAACATCGTATGTATAACGGTATCGGGCAATAGCATGGAACCCGTCATCCCTGACGGTGGAAGGGCTGGCGTTGACCGAGGTCGAACTGAAGTGAGAGACGGTGATCTCTTTGCGATCAACCACGATGGCCAGCTCAGAGTAAAAGTGTTGTACCGCCTCCCGCGAGGTGGGCTGCGGATGCGTAGCTTTAATAGGGATGAGCACCCCGATGAAGAGTACTCAGCCGAGGATATTCGCCAGGAAAACATAGAAATTATTGGTCGAATCTTCTGGTATTCCGTTCTGAGATAACTAGAAAGCCAGTGAAAAACCCGCATTGTTGCGGGTTTTTTTGCACCCCAGAAATAGTAATTACAAGAATTACTGTTGACCTGATTACAAATTAAAGCGTAACGTTTGCCTGTAAATCTCTCACCACGAGTGTGAATCATGCAAACGACTACACAGCACAGCCCTACCCGCTGCCCGGTGTACCTACACCCCGCAGCCTGCACCAGCCCGGAAGCCATCGACAAGATCCAGCGCCAGACCGGCCTGCTGGTGATCGCCACCACCCGCCGCACCGCCGCCGCCAAACCGGTAGACCTCGGCCCGTTCGGGGGTGACGCAGCATGAAACCATTGCTGATTGGCCTTGCCGGCCCGGCTCGCTCGGGAAAATCCACCGCCGCTGACCACCTGGTACGCAACCACCTGCTGGAGCACTACGCCTTCGCCGACCCGCTGCGCTCTGGGCTCATGGAGATCTTCAACCTCGACCCGGACGACTTCGAAGGCGAGCGCAAAGAGCAGACCCTGGCCTGGCTTGGCCGGTCCCCGCGTGAACTGATGCAGTCGATGGGCACAGAGTGGGCGCGCCAGATGGTGCACCCAGACGTGTGGGTGAGGATCGCAGAGCAGAACCTCAACTACCTACAAAACTCGCTGTCGAGCGTGGTCGGCTTCGTCGTCAGCGACGTGCGCTTCGAAAACGAAGCCGAATTTATCCGCCAGCGCGGCGGCACCATCATCCACATCGAGCGACCTGACGCGGCGAAAGTGAACCCGCATGTCAGCGAAGCCGGCATTCACATCAAGCAGCCCGACCTGACCGTTCTCAACACCCGGAACCGAGAGCATCTGCGGTGCCTGATAGACAACTGCGTTGTAGTCATCCGGCGTCGCTCCCTGGACCAGACCGCAGCCTGAGGTAGCCACCATGAACCGCACCCTGGACGAAACAGCGGCAGTGCTCGGGATCAAGCCCCGGGCCTTACGCGCACAACTCCGCGAGCTGCGCATTCTTTCCAAGGATGGCGACCTGGCCAGCCACCACCGCGACCAGGGCCACCTGTTTTCAGATCCGCGCAGCGTGCAGATCGGCAAAACCGGCCGCTACAAGCACTACGCCGTCGTCATGGTCACCGAGGCAGGTGTGCCGTGGCTGGCAAAGAAACTGGGCATCACCATCACGAACAAGGACGCCGCAGCATGAAGACCAACTACTTCAACGCCTACACCCAAGCACTCGGCGCCCTGGCCCTGATCCCGATCTACCTGACCAGCCCCGGCACCGTGAGCAAGGCCACCCTGATCGGCACCGCCAACGAGGCCACGCTGGCCCTGGCGAGCATGCCCGCCTGTGCGGTCGAGCTTGCGGAGGTTTATCGGTGCGTCAGCAGCGTGATCCAACCCGGTCAGATTGCCTACGTCACCCCGACCAATGTCCCCGAGACGCCCTTCGGCGCTGTCGTGGCGGATGAGCGCGGTCTGATCTGCGCCGCCGCCCGAGGCGCCAGCAAAGAGGGGCTGGCGGAACTGATCCGCCTCAAGCTGCAGCCCGCCGACGTGGGGGCCGGGGAGGTAAGCACATGAGCGACACCCTCGACCAACTGCGGCGCCAGTTCGCCACCCCCTGCCCCACTCTGGCAGCGGTGCGGGAGCAGTATTTCGCGCACATCCGCACTGACCGGCATCTGCTCAGCGAAATCAAAAAGGGCCGGGTGAAGCTGATCGTGACGCGCCTTCACGGATCTGCACGCGCCAAACCCGTGGTTTATCTGCACAACCTGGCCGCCTACCTCGACGCCCAAGCGGAGAAAGCAGCGGCCTGACAACGGTGGCCCCTGCCGTCCAGGGGCGAACAACCAGTGAGACACAGCACATGAGCAAAGCACGACCCTTTATCGACACCCTTCGCGACATCGAGGCCGGCGGCCTGCTCGATGAACTGAGCGAGGCCCAGTTTGGCCTGATCGATGCCATCCGCCTTTCCGGTAAAGGCGGGAAGCTGGTCATTGAACTGACCTACAAGCCCGACGGACGAGGCCAGATGAACATCAAGGCTGACGTGAAGGTGAAAGAGCCGACCCTTTCCCGTGGCACATCGCTGTTCTTCCTGACACCGGAAGGCAACCTCACCCGGCGCAACCCTCGCCAGCAGGATCTGCCACTGCGCCCCGTCCTTGACGAGGACAGTCCAGCCACCCTGCGCAATGTTTCGCAGTAACCACCTCTCACCACAAAGACTGGAGCACATCCAATGCAAGAAGCCATTCAACATCTCGTCAGCCTGTCTCAGGCCCTGGGCAAACCTCTCGACCATCCGGGTCTGCACGCACCGGTTGCCCTGGTACCCGACGGCGTAAAGGTGCAAGACCTGGAGAAGCTGCTGCCCTCCCCCAGCCGCATCCGCCAGAAAGTAACCATGCTCGATGCCGACAGCTTCATAGACTACGTGAACCGCTTCGCCACCTCGGCCACATCCGTTTTCTGTGACGGGCCTGAAGGCCGGACCTTCACTGCCGTCCTCGACTACCACCAACCCGATAGCCCGTCCTGGACCGAACACACGGCCAGCTACTGCTGCCCGATCACTGTTGAATGGGGCCGCTGGAAAGCAGCCGACCGCAAGAAGATGGATCAGGCATCGTTCGCCGAGTTCATCGAAGACAACGTGAAGGACATCACCCAGCCCCAGGACTTCCCAGCAGCCCCCAGCGCGGCGGACATGCTGGAAATCAGTCGCACCCTGGAAGCGAAGAAAAACATCAGCTTCCGCCAAGGCACCCGCCTCGATAACGGCCAGGTCCAACTGACCTACAACGAGGAAATCGACGGACGCGCCGGCGAGTCCGGGCAACTCAACATCCCTGAACAGTTCTTCATCGGCGTGAAGCCCTTCCTGGGCGGCGATGGCTTCTGTATCCCGGCACGCTTCCGCTATCGCATCGCCGAGGGCCGCCTTGTGATGTGGTTCGAACTGATCCGCCCAGAAAAGGTGCTTGAAGAGGCGTACAACGCCGTCCGCGCCAAGATCAAGGCCGCGATCAACGAAGTACCGCTGTACGAAGCCACCCGCTAACTCAGCTTGCAACACCCCGCCGCCGTCCTCTCACCACTTATCCGTCCGGCGGCGGGCTCTAACGAGGATCACAGCACATGCAAACTCAACACCTGATCATCATCGCCATAGGCCAACTGGTTGAGCTGGCCTTACTGGCTTACTTAATCCGCCGGGCGTTCCTGCGCGCCTTGGCACGCGCTACAGCAGACGACCGCGACCGGATTTATGCACTGAACAACGATCTGGCCCGAGCTGTCGAGAGCCGCGAGGAACTGAAAAAGCAGCTCGCCGACCACAACACCCTCCAGCGCCAGCTCAAGGCGCAACCCTTCACCCTGGAAGACCACCAGACACTGATCAGCATCGCGCAGGCACTCGGCCTTGCTGCCTCGACGTACAAGGCGATCCCTGGGACCGCCCCCGTCCAGGCTAAAGCAGATGCCCTGGCCGCCCAAGCCCGCGCCCTGGCCTATCGAGTCTTCCACACCGTCACCGCCGCTTCCGCACACAACGGCGAATCGCTGGACACCCGGCTCATTGAATGGCTCAACACCCACGGCAGCTTCTGGGGGGAGCCTGAGAACAGCACCATCACCTTCCCGCATGAGGCAGATACCTATGGCTATCCGCATGTACGCGAAGCACTGAGAGAAGCCTACGAGATGCACCAGCAGCGCGAGGCCCGCGAGCTGGGCCAGGAGGACGCGGCATGACATCCCTGAAAGCACCTCCTTTCAACTTCAAGACCCAGTATTCCCTGAGCTTCAACGCCCAGGATGATGAAATCATTGTCGACTTCTTCTGCGGTGGCGGCGGCGCAGGCACGGGGCTGGAGATGGGCCTGGGCCGCACGGTCGATGTGGCCAAGAACCATAGCCCCGCCGCGATCAGCATGCACACCGCCAACCACCAGCACGCCCGGCACTACACCACCGACGTTTTCGACGGCGACCCCGACGAAGAATGCCAAGGCCGCCGCGTTGGCTGGTTTCACATGAGCCCCGATTGCACCCACCACAGCCAGGCTGCCGGCGGCCAGCCACGCAAGCGCGAGATCCGCAACCTGTCGTGGATCGGTCTTAAGTGGGGCGGCAAGAAGAAGCCCCGGGTCATCAGCCTGGAGAACGTGAAGCAGATCCTGCAGTGGGGGCCGCTGATCGCCAAGCGCGACAAGGCGACCGGTCGAGTAGTCACCCTCGACCTGGTACAGCACCCCACCAAACCCAAGAGCAAAATCAACCGGGTTGCCGATGTTGGAGAGCACGTGCCTGTATCGAATCAGTTCTTGGTACCTGACCCAAAACGTCGCGGCACCACTTGGCGCCGTTTTGTACAACTGCTGGAAGGATTGGGCTATGCCGTCGAATGGCGCGTGATCAAGGCGTGCGACTTCGGCGCGCCGACAAGTCGGGAACGCCTGTTCATGATCGCCCGCTGCGACGGCCAGCCCATCGTGTGGCCAGAGCCGACCCATGCCAAGAACCCAGCCAAGGGCCAGAAGAAGTGGCGCACCGCCGCCGAGTGCATTGACTGGACAATCCCGAGCAAAAGCATCTTCGACCGGCCCAAGCCGCTGGCACCTGCAACCTTTCGGCGAATAGCCAAGGGCATGAAGAAATATCTCATCGATGCCGCTGACCCTTTCATTGTGCCTATTGCGAACTGGTCCGGTGACAGCGTGCAGTCAGCCCATGAACCGCTGCGAACCGTGACATCCTGGCCCCGCGGCGGATCGTTCGCCATGGCCAGCCCAATCATCGCGCCAGCAACGCACCAGGGCAGCGACCGGATCAACGACCCGTCCGCCCCGCTACCGACTGTGACCTGCGCGAATCGAGGTGAACTGACGCTGATCAGCCCAACCCTGATCCAAACCGGATACGGCGAGCGCACCGGCCAGGAACCCAGAGCGCCTGGCCTTGACCAGCCGCTGGGCACCTTTGTTGCCGGCGGCGTCAAGCACGCCATCGCCGGCGCTGTGCTGGTGGGTACCGGGGGCCCTGAGTACTCCGGGAAGCCGGCGCCAATTGACCT